TCTTGAAGCCACATCATCTATAGCATTTCTTATCTTATCCTTGGTAAGTTCGAATTTAGATCCTTTTTTATGTGTTCCTCGTTCCTTAGCCCAGTATTCTCTTTCAGTCACTTTCTTCTTGGCAGGAGAGAGTAGGTCTACTTGATTAAGATGCTCCTTCTTGCAGACTTTCATCAGATCCTTTTTAAGATATTCTAAGTACTGATTGGTAAGATGATGCTTATATCCAGCTAGGTTATCGCATTTACGCTCCATAAAACCTTGTCTTGTCACATCACGTTTTCTAAGGCTGTTGATTATTATATGTACGTGCATATTTCCACTGGCGTGCTCTCCGTCATTATGAGTACATACAATAGCTTGATGGCCGGGAAAGTTTCTTTTGGCAAAATCCATACCTATATTCTGAGCCTGCTTAATAGTAAGATTGCCTTCGGATGAATCCTTGGGATCAAAACTAATGATATAGTGGTGTGACTTAACATTATTGTAGGCAAGGTTCTTATTATACTGTTTATTGAGCTTCTCGCATTCAAAATCAAAGGTGGCAACATTACATTCTAATGAATCAATGAGGAAATTATCACGCATAACAAGATCACCGTCCTTATCAACTCTGGAACGGTTAGTGAGTCTGTCCTGTTCATACATAAGATATTCCATTGCTCTGCCGTAGTTGGCACTTTTAGATGATATATGCTTTAAGATTGCCATAACATTTCCCCATAATAATTATTTAAGCTCTCGTCTTAGCTTTGATAACTCCGATATGTTCTTCTTAATAGCAGATATAAGTCCATCATTAACTATTCCACCATTATTAAGATGATGAGCTATTTGATTAAGATTTATTCCAATTTTGTGATATTCTTCTGCAAGTTTTGTTTTAGTCTCATCATTAGTTACGATTTCATATTTCGCGATGACCGTTCCTTTGCTTATTTGATTTCTTATATAGTCCGATATTGATAGTCCGGATTTTAATGATTCGAATTTGATTTTTTGATATTCTTTTTCTGAAAATCGAACCGTAACTATGTGCTCTTTCATATCTGATTTTTTCTTTTTCGGTCGTCCCATAAGTATCACCTCCGGTAAATATTTCACGACGAAGTCGTGCTGTGCGAAGCACCATTATTGTTATCTGCGAAGCAGACAACCTTAGCGGGTTTGGGGCAAAGCCCCAACAAGATGCCGGTAATCAAAAGCCCTCGTAAGAGGGTTTTTGTATTACACGGCGCATCTTGCATTAACTAAGTAGTACCCTTTATATATAGAAATTTCAGAGCATCGTTTTTTACTTTTTTCAGCCATTTTTTTGATTAGAGTAAAAAAACACTCCCTCAGATTTCTATAAAATGGAGGGAGGAATCAGCATATGGGCGATATTGGAAAAGAGATTGAACAGAAATATGGAAGAGAGGCATATGTAAATATGGATCGGCTGGCTACATTCATGGTTAAGATGATAAGGAAGTATGGTTCAGAAGTTTTAGAAGAAATAGAAAGTGAAGAAAAGAAAAAAAGCGATATTGAAAAACGAGAGTGACAGCTTCAAAAGAGTTGTCATTTTTGTTGTAATGAAATTGATGGTGTAGTATAATATATGTTACGAAATGTATCAACGAAAAGGTGAGCAAACAATGAAAAAATGTTATCTTTATACAAGGGTGTCAACCCTTATGCAGGTAGATGGTTTTAGTCTGCAAGCACAGACGGAATGTCTCAGAAAATATGCTGAATATAAAAATCTGGAAATAGTGGGAGAGTATTCAGATAAGGGGAAATCAGGATGTACTATAAAGGGAAGACCTGATTTTGTTCGTATGATTGATGATATTGTTTCGGAAAAAGATGATATTTCATATGTATTAGTATATAAGCTTTCTCGTTTTGGCAGAAACTCAGCGGATGTATTAAAAACTTTGCAACTTTTATCTGATTACTGTATTGATTTAGTAGCTGTAGGAGATTCTATTGATTCTTCTACTCAGAGTGGAAGGCTTACTTTATCAATCCTTTCTGCCGTTGCTGAAATAGAAAGAGATAATATAAGAGCTCAATTTACTTCGGGAATAGAACAAAAGAAGAAAAGTGGAGGATGGCTTGGTGGACCGGTGCCGTTCGGATATAGGACAAAGAATAAAGAATTAGTCGTATGTGAAAGCGAAGCAGAAATTGTTAGGGCTATATTTGATCGATATTTAGAAACGGGTGCATCTATGAGGTCTGTTTCAAAATCTCTTATTGATGAAGGATACACACGTATTTACAAGGGTAAAGAAAAAGCTTTTAGCGTTGATTTTATAAAGGGTATATTAGATCAACCAATATATGCAGGTTTTTATAGACACGATTATCGTATAAATGGAAATAATTATAATGAGACCAAAGGTAATCATAAACCTATAATTACAGAAGAGATTTGGAATAAGACAAAAGAAAAGAGATCTTTAACTAAAAAATGTAAAAAAACTGGAAATAGAATCAGTGTATTGTCCGGTTTAGTTAAATGTCCTGTATGTGGACAAGGGATGCAAAGAGGAGACGGAACAGAAAAAAAGAATAAAAATCACGGTGGGTATTATAAGACGATGTATTACTATGTTTGTCCTAATCGAGATATAACAAGAGGAGGTTCTTGTGGTTTTAGGAGGAATTATAATCAGGACAAAGTTGATAATGCAGTATATGAGATGATTAGCAGGTTAGATGTTAATAAAGACTTTTTACAGGTTATAAAGAATAGAATGAGAGAATCTGATTCCGTATCTGATATAAAAGACAAAGAAAGGGCAATAAGGAAACAGATATATTCCCTTGAGGGACAAAAACGAAACTTTGGAAAGGAACTTGACGCTATTTCTGTAACAGACGTGGATTATTATGAAAGATATGATGATATTCAAGTGGAGATTGATAAAATATATGATAAGTTGGATTCTCTTGACGAAGAATTGGAGATTCTTAATAAGAAGAAGGTGTTAGCGGAAAAGAAAGAGCAGTCAACAAAAGAAATAATTCGTTTTATCAAAGAGTTTAATCGAGTCTATGACAAGATGTCTAGGGACGAAAAACGGGAATATTACAGGCTGTTTATTGATAAGATTGAGGTTTTTAAGGATAAAAGGGAAGACGGAAGAATAATAAAAAGTATTTCATTTAAGATTCCGATTGAAGTAGATAAGGTGACAGATTACGTTGGGAAAGAGATTGTACCGACAATAGACTTTACAATTGATTGTCAAAACACGGAAATTACATCATCGGAAGCAAAAGCTACATATCCGCAGATAAAAAAGTATATATTAGACAAATACGATGTCAAAGTCACTAGTTTATATATTGCTCAAGTAAAAGCCAAGTGTGGCTTAGAGAAAAGGAAGAACTATAATAAATCTAAGAAGAATACACACGTTCCTAAGTGTCCTGAATATAAGGAAGAAATGATAGTAGATGCATTTAAGCATTTTAAGATGCTTCCGGAAGACGCAAAGATTATTGGTGTAGGTTGTAAAGAAGAAAAGCAATTACAAGCAGTATGAGAGGATTATATATTATGGGAAATAAAGAAAAGAAAAAGAAATGCTATACGTACATTCGAGTATCTACGACAATGCAGGTTGAAGGATACAGCTTAGATGCTCAAAAAGACAAGTTAAAGAAGTATGCAGAGTTTCAGAACATGGAAATTGTAAGGGAATATTGTGATGCCGGAAGATCTGGAAAAAGCATTACCGGAAGACCAGAATTTACTCAGATGCTAGAAGATATCGGTAACGAACGTGATGATATTGATTATGTATTGGTATTTAAATTATCGAGATTCGGTAGGAATGCCGCAGATGTTCTTAATTCTTTACAGTATATTCAGGATTATGGTGTTAATCTTATATGTGTAGAGGATGGTATTGACTCTTCAAAAGACTCGGGAAAGCTTACAATTACTGTTCTTTCTGCGGTGGCAGAGATTGAAAGGGAGAACATACTGATTCAGACAATGGAAGGTAGAAAGCAGAAAGCACGCGAGGGAATGTGGAGTGCAGGTGCAACACCTTATGGCTATAGGCTTGAAGCAAAAACCGGAAAGCTTATTGTTGTTCCCGAAGAAGCTGAGGTTGTAAAGCTTGTATTTGATAAATTCACAAAAGAGGATATGTCGGCTAAGGATATTGCTAATTACTTAAATAGTCATGGATATAAGAAGAAAAAAAGTAGGGATCGTGAAGTAAACTATTTTCAACGAAGACTTGTTTTAAACATTATTGATAATCCTGTATATATTGGGAAAATAGTATATGGAAGAAGTACTTCTGAGAAAGTTAAGGGCACAAGGGATCAGTATCGTAGAGTAAAAACGGATGATTATGTGGTTGCAGATGGATTACATGAGTCGCTTATTGATGAAGAAACGTGGAAATATGCTAAAATGAAGCGTGATAGTACTAGACAAAAGTGGGAAAAGACGCATAGCTTAGACCATGAACACATTTTGTCCGGTCTTATTAAATGCCCTATCTGTGGAAAAGGACTTTCAGGTACAGTAAGCAGACATACGAAGAAGGGTACGGATCAATACAAAGATACATTCTATTATAGATGTCTTCATCGTGGATTCTTTGAAGATGGCAGTAAGTGCGATTTCAGAGTCAACCTGAACCAAGATAAATTTAATAAACATGTAGAGACTGCCATTAAGCTACTGGTTAAAAATGATAGTCTTCGAGAATATATTGAAATGCGCATGGAAGAGAAAGCTGATGTTAGTCGACTAGAAGAAGAGCTTAGCAGAACCAAAGAGCAGTTGACGCAATCTAAAGCAGCTAAAGATAGACTTATTGATAATATAAGTAATCTTGATTCAAATGATAAGCACTATAATCGTAAAATGGAAGATATGCAGGAAAGACTTGATGCGTTATATGACAGAATAGCAGATCTTGACGATGCTATTTATGAATTGCAGAATCAGATTAATGGTGTTCTTGCCAATAAGATTGCGGCTAATCAAGTGTATAAGATTTTGATGAACTTTGATAAATTGTATGATAAGATGTCTGATAAGGAAAAGAAAGAGTTCATGCAATATTTCATTGAGAGAATTGAAATTCCTAAAGAAAAAGTGACATCGGGGGCACCATTTACGTCAATCAAACTTAGTTTTCCTATATGTTATGACGGAGAAGTGGGAGACGAATTTTGTTTGCTCACCGAGAACGATGTCGAGACTGTGTGCCTCTTGAGCAAAACCCAGAGTAAGAAGAAGGAATCCTATATTACGCTTGATGTGGAGATGGAAGATTACTATCGCATCAAGAACGAAGGGTAAAATTCTACCACCTAAGGTTCAGCCGCACAATCGAATAGGAATTTGAATAGATAAGCTGCAGATGCGGACATGATCCGAGATCTGCAGCTAGGTTTGTTTCAAGCCCAAAATAGTCGATTGAAAAAGGAGGACAAACACCTGGCAAGCTATGGGAGTTTGGGGGAGGTGAGCTTTGTGCTGAAGGAATTTAGTTTTCGCAACCAGCTTTAACATTTCAGACATATAAATGTTCGGTTTGGTTGGTGGACATGTAGATGCCTTGCAATCATAATAATGTTAAGAATAATTGCAAAGGTGAGAAATGTATGAGAAAATACTACTTGGACAATATCAGATGGGTAACTGTAGTTTTGGTTGTCATTTATCATGTGATTTACATGTATAATGGCGAGGGCATTCTCGGAGGAGTTGGAAAGATTACTTCTCTTGATGTGCAGTATTACGACATTTTCCTATATGCGGTCTATCCATGGTTTATGCTTCTGTTATTCCTTGTATCGGGAATATGCTCCAGATATT